CTTAGTAGGTTTCCTTGCCATAGGAAAATTATCGCTCTAGAAGAAGGTTATAAATCTCATCGACACGCCCGTTAAGTCTTTTAATCTCAGACATAAGGTGTGTAATAACAAAGCCAGCCAAGCCACCCAATGTTACGAGTGTGGCTATGTAGAGCTGAAAGAAGTCTGCCTGTGTCACTTCTTGATACCCATAGAAGGATCATTAGGTGAAAGGTAGCGCAGTACAGGTGGAAGGATAGAAGCAACACCTGCTGCAATGAGTGCCTTAGGGTCTGTTACTCCTGCTGCTGCCATTGAGATAACTGCTACTAAAAAGGCTCTAGCCCATGAACCTGCTGCGGTCTTTAGTTCATTCATTAGATGCTCCTAACATAGGTATTTGAAAAAAAGCCCCATCATTATCAGCTTCTTTTTTAAAGCTGAAATGCGCGTGCTTGGTATGTTTGTTAGCCCCTGTGTACTTTCTCCATTTCCAGTTAAGGATACTGGAGCAGATCCGCCCATCAAATATGATGTAACTGACACGCTTCTCTGACTTAGACTTGCAAGCGAGACGAACCTGATCGACAAGGTCACCCATGTTGTCGGGCTTTCCCCCTTTGTGTAAATCGCGGTCGATGTCAATGGCACGAACCCAGCCCTGCTCATCTGGATTATGATCAGACTTGCGAGCAGAGTGTCGGGTATCACCGATCCACCCATCCGAAAGCCGATCTCTATCTGGGAATGTGTCATCAAACTGTTCCCGAAGTTGCTTAGCTGCCTTAGATAGCTGTGGCTTCATTAGCCTTTAACTCATCATAAGTAGCTTTAAGCATAGAGGTAAACTGATCATTGCCGTGGTCGATAATTGCGTGAATTTGTGTTCCAGCCATTGTTTCGACTTCGATGAATGTGACTTTATCCATTTTTATAACTCCGCACTTAGTGCCAAATAGGCGTTAGTAGAACCATTAGCAATAACCCAATATGGTCGGTATACTGTAATTCCACCACCACTTGCGGTAACTGTAAATTCAGTCATGTTTTTTCCAGCAGTTGCAATCGTCAATGCAGTCACAACGCCTAAACCACCTGTTCCATCCCAAAAGGTTAATGTAGAAAACTCAACGGTACTTGGTGCAATTCGCATTGAGACAGGCGGTGCAAGTGTTGCAGTAATAGAAGTGGTTGTAGCACCTGTTCCCATTGTTGTAAATCTTTCATAAGCAGCAGATCCACCTGTGCGGAAATAATACCGCTGGCACATAGCCAATTCAGCTTGTGGGCTTCCACCGCCTGCAGTCTCAAACGGTGTTGCCTTTGCCCCGTACTCAACCTGCACACCCCAGATGTCAAAAGTGTTTGCTTGAGTTCCTAATGATGTTGTTTCTGTATTGTATGTCGATCCAGCAGAAACCCAGACTCTTAAACGCAATGAGCTTGTGTTGTCAGTAGTGCCAATAGTTTTTCCGCTAATAGAAGGGACTGCAACAGTATAAGAATATCTTGCCCAACTAGTAGTAATAGCATTTTTACCAGCAGCAGTCGAAACGCTAGATGATGGAGAACCACCTGAACCAAACTTCTGCAATAAATCTACTGAAATGCCAGGTGTACCAGTATTCGCCTTTGCCCAAAATGAGATCGTTACTGTTTGACCTGCGAAACTGCGAACATCCTCGATTTCTTGGGCAACAGTAGCAAAATCTCCTGCTGCACTTTGACCTGATACGACTAAACGCATAAACTGTTTTGCTTCGTATCCTGCAACAGGTGCAGTTCCTGGAGTAAATTGCTGAACAGAATAGGTGACTGTTCCGCCACTATGTCCACCAATAAAACGATCTACTAGATAAGAACCGCTTGAAGTTGATGTAGTAAAAGCGCGCTGATTTATAGCACAGTCACCATTGATAATTTTATTCTTACCAGCTTGACCAAAGCCGATATTCCAGACAGAAGTATCAATAGCATCGCCTAGTGCACGAATATCTGCTGCCCCGTTTTTTACAAGGCTACTGTTATCGGGTTCAGCCCATGAATAGTTCGGTGAAAGTGCCATATTAGGTTAGTGCTCCTGTCGCGTTAGTCCATGTAAGTGTACCATTTACGCCAGTCCAGATAAGTGAAGCTGGCGATACTGTTTCCCATTGTGTGGTAGATAGTGAGAAGTCTGTAGCTGAAACATAAAGAGTGATCTCTGTAAAACTAGGAGTTGCCCGTAATGCTACATTTTCAACAAAGCCGTCAAACTGACCATCTAGCAAGTTGCTAGGCAAGTTATTAATTAACACAGGCTGACCAAAAAAGACCCCGATAAGGCTGTCAAGCATCACGCTCGGCATGTCGGGATTATCTAGGCGGAAGGTAATTGCACCTAATGATGCCCGTGGAGTTGCACGCAGTCTAAGCTCTCTGGAAGCGATATCCGTGATGTCTGCAAGGTTCTTAATGTTAGAGTCCACAGACCGCTCAAAGAGGCCGTATGAGGCTATAGAGTCGGCATCAGAGGTACTGTAGGTGCTGGCGTATCCCGTGGCGTAGCGATAGATAAGGCTGTTACGGATGCGTGCAGTTTGAGTTGTTGAGGTGATAGAACTTGGTGTTGCATATGAGCCATCAAGGTTAGTAAAGCCGTTTGCTGCAAGATAGTTAGATCTGTGGTCTGCATCGTCATAGGAAACATCTCCGTCCTTTTCCTCGTAGATCTGACCCAATGCGCTGTTAGCAATCTGGTCTGCAAGGGTTTGCGACTTAGCTGAAGCGTTAGCAGCTAAGGCAATCATCGTGTAGAAGCCTGTGTCGATAGTGCCAATGTAGGACTCGGCTTCTGCCCATGTGACAGTTGCAGGGTATGTATCCCATGTAACAGTAGGCGTAACCTCTGCCCATGACAGGTTAAGTGCTGCGCCTAGAATGTCTGCGATCTGTTCGCCATCTAGTTCCTCGATGAGCGCAGTGTTATAGACGGCCTTAGTAAGTTTAGCCAGGGAGCCAATGCCTAAAATCGTGCCCGTAGTAATGTAACCTGCTTCTTCAGGGCTACGCACTCCGATGTTAAAGTCTGATACTTCTCCACCGAATACGGTGACATATGTGCCCGATGAGTTCTTTAGCTCTAAAAGGATTGGCTCTGTAACATTGATTGTGAAAGGTGAGTTATCGGCATTGACTATCTGTACTTGACAGTAACCTGCTGTGGCTTGTCGATCTATGTCTAAGCGACCAGATGCAAAAGAGACAGAAGTGACAGTCGTATAGACATCATCACCTACTGTTACTCGCCATTCTGGAAGCCATGTCATGGGGTCGCGTACTGCCTTAATGTGCCACGCTGGAATGCATCTGTAAGTACCTGGTCGATAGCTTCAGCAATAGCGTTAGGATCTCCTATGCCTGTGTTTACAGTAATGTTTACTGGAGTGCTACCAGATGAAGATGCAGGTGGAAGCATGCTACCGAATTGATATTGGCTGGCATCCTCAAAGTATTGTAGTTCTTCATTAGTAAATCCTCTTGGTGCTCTAACGCCACCAGCCCCAGAGATAGGGTTTAAACTGCTAGGCATAGAAGGAGCGGCTAAGGCTGCTGCAGTAGTACCAACAGGCATAGCAATCTGCTTTAGCAAAGCTAAGGCTTCTTTTAGGTTATCCAGGTTAATTAGATCCTTAGGCTGAAGGCTCTCAAGGATAGATTTAATGCTGGTTAATTTAAGGTCTTGTCCAGTCAAAGCACCAAGTATTCCGACATCTGCATTAAGTTTAGCCGTTGCAGCTTTAATTGCTGCTTCATCCTTAGAAGCCATAGCATCCTCTAAATCAGAGATGGACTTCATGACATTTAGGCGAGCAGTATCGTTAGCAATCTGTAGCATCTGTGCACCGTTAGTTGCCTTGCCTAGTTGCTCAGCTTGATTCTTGAGAGCTGCTGCGTTCTGGATCTTCTCCATGTCAAAGACTTCTTCACCCTTGTTAAGGGCAAGAGCAGCCTTATCGAGTGCAGCCTTTAAGCGAGCAGCCTTAAGTGCTTTGTTTTCTTCTGCTGTAATCTTCTTCTTATCTTTAAGTATTGTAGTCGTATACTTTGCCTGAAGTTCTGCAAGGTGAGCCAAGCCTTGAGCAGTAATACCATTACCACCCTGAGATGCCTTACCTGCTCTGTTTAGCATTTCGATGTAACTACCAATAATAGGAATCATTCCGACATCGAGTGAACCGACTCCGGGTATTCCCTTGAGCTTGTCAATCAGAACGCCAACGCCACGAATAACATCTGCTGTGTAAGTGGCTACATTCTCCATAGCTGTGGCAAGGCTATCTACTGAATTTTCTTCGCCTAAGCCTTTAAGTGCATCAATTAAACCTGTACCAATAATTTCTGAAGCATTAGCAGCAGCAACGCCTAATTTATCGATAGACCCCTGAAAGGTGTTAGCCGCTTGAGTTGCCGATCCTGCGAATGTTCCTTGTAATTCGTTGGTGATTTCTTGGAAAGACTTAGCTTTAAGATCTGCTTTAGAGATGCCTACGCCTAAGCGTGTAAGGGCTGTATTGTTGCCCAGGTATGCACGACTTAATGCTGATGTGACTGACCCTAAATCCTTGCCTGTGGCTGCAGCAATATCTAATGAAAGGTTAAGAAGTCTCTGAGACTCGGCTGTATCTTGTGTTGCTATTGCCAAAGTCTGATAGGCAGGGCGCAGCTTGTCATCGATGATACCGAACTCACTTTGTAAGTTCTGGATATAGGCTTCTGTGCTTGCAGCATCTCGCTCAAGTCCGACATTTTTAAGAGATAAGGCAAGTTGCTTTTGTGCCTTCTCATCTTCTGCTGCTGCCTTTATAGAATTCTTAGCATAAGCAAGAATCTGTTGACCACCGAATGCAAGACCTAAAGCACCTGCAAGTTTCTTTACATTCTTGCCCAGTCTGTCTGTTGCTGTTTCGGCTTGCTTAAATGCTGGCTTGCCTACAAACTCCGCTGCAATATCAATGACTATATTAGACATTAGTTACACCTTCGCTCTTGCGTTAAGTTTGTTAGCTGCAGATTGGATAGCCTTAAGGACTGCATCTCTAGCCTTGCCATTGTTTTCCTCATAGGCACGGAATAAGGCTCGACCTTGCATCTTGCCGTCACCCTTCATAGATGACCCGTACTTGCTGTTTTGATTCTGTACAAACCGACTGGTTGGAGTCTTGCGCCCCATAGTTTCGTAAATTGCTCCAGCAGCAGTTTTGTTAAAGACTCTAGCCAAAGATCTAAAACCTCTGCGATTAGGCTTAGAAGGTGAAGTTTTATAGCCAACTCCAGCTTTAACGAGCCGACCATTGTAACTAGGGAATCGAGCTTGAGAATTTTCTCTAGCAAGCCATCCGCTTAGGACTTGACCATCATCAGGGAAATAACCTTTAGCAGTCTTGGTAATAGGCTTAAGAGCTCCAGCCATTTCCTTCTGAGTTTCTTTAGCAAGGTCAGGAGCAAAAGCGCGTAGAGACTTTCTAAGAGCGACCGCGCCCTTTACGCTTGCTGGCATCGCTCACCTCTTTCGCTTCATCCTTGAGCCCTTGCACTAATGCATCGAGCATAGTCTTGTCTAGATCTAATAACTGCTGTGGCGCGATTCCCAATCTAATGCTTAGCCTAGCGATTAGATAGGTGAACGGAAGATCGCGCTTTAAGCTAAAGGGTCTGAATCAAGCACCTCAACACTTTTAAGTGTCTCAATGAAATCCATACCGAAAGGCTTAACAGTTTCACCTGACCTGCGTGTTACTTCCCATGCTAACCAATAGACATCGCTCTGCTTTTCTTCATCGCGGAACGCCTTATGGAAGCCCTTTTTAGCGTACTGCTCGAATGAGTACTCCACTGCTGGAGTGATCTCGCCTTCTAGTACGCTTCCATCTGTACGAACTATCTTCAGTTTTGCCATGAGTATGCCCCTTTGTTTAGTTTCTTAGAATGTGCCAGTTGTGGCTACTGCAACTGTTGAGTTAGCAGTAAATGTAATTGACTGAGTAGACATATCGCCAACAGCACCGTTAATGTCTGTTGTGTTGTTTACTAGCAATGAAACAGTGTATAGAGGGTTAGTCGCTGAGACTGCTGTTCCCTTTTCCTGTAGGAATACGCAGGTTACAGTTGTACCCCATGCAGCTTGTAGTGTTGCCAATACATTCGCTGATGCTGTGTCATTGAGGAAGTCGATAGTTACAGTAGATGCTTCCAAGCCTTTAACGAACTTGTGTGAAGAATCGCCCATAGCTGTAACTTCTAGCTCGTCGAATGTGCGGTTTAGTGTAATGCTTGTGACATGGTCAGAAAGATCAACAGTGTTAATCTTCACGCCGACCTTGTTGTTTAGAAATACAGCCATGAGATTATTCCTCGTCTTTCTTAGTAGTTGCTGGCTTTGGTGATGGTGTGCTTACTTGCCCGATTTTCTTCAGGAAGTCAGCGTTTTCTTGTTCCCACTCGGACATGTTTAGCTCCAACTCGTTAGGATTGATACGGACATCTCGCAGCTGAGTAGGTCACCCGATGCA